GTCTCCGTAGAAGAGGTCGTCAAAATACCAGTCGGCGTCGTCGACATAGAAGCCAGGTGAGGCTTGTGGCCAGAGCTCGACAAACGCTTCCGAACTGGTTGGCGTGACGGTATAATCAAAAGCATTCCATCCAGTAGGCAGGGTGCTTGCGAGGAGACTACCTGCCAAGAGTGACGGTCCTCCGAGACCGGATGGTCGATGGATAACGAGGAGCGAGAACTTGACGTTGACGCTGCTACACTTGACCCGGAAACGAAGGTGGTAGGGATCGCCACTCGAGACCGGGAGCGTCGCGGCTCTCGCGAGCGCATACTCGTCTCCTCCGATCTCGTGACTGATGCCGACGCGCATGGAGCGCGGTCCGTACACGACCTCGTCGTCATCCAATTCCAACTGGTAATCGTCCGGACCGAAGTTCGACCAAGGACTGAGCAGGCCCGAAGTAAACCTGCCATTGAGAAGTCGGTTCCCCATCTCATCGTTTCCCCGACCGCAGATTCCACTGCGCCTGCGCGATGGTGTTGGCTCGTCGCATCTTCGGACCCGTGATGTAATCCCAGATGACCTGCCGATACTCGTTGACCTGCTTCCTGCGATGCTGGAGGGTATCGCGGTGCGGGAGGCGCGGGTTGTAGTGCGGGTTCCCTTTCTTCTTGATGTGATACGCGGCGTATCCGATCTTCGTTCCGAACTCGATGGTGTTGGGATCCATCGTGTACCGTATAATGTGCGAGCTCGCCTTCGTTGTGAGGCTTCGACGGAGCGTCCCCGTTCGAACCATGATCTTCTTCTTGCCGAACTTCCTTCGCTTGGCTGCGGCGTAGCGAGGCGAGAGCGCCTTCCACTTTGAACCGCCGGAGACGCCTTCGGATGCGAACAGCTTCTTCTCGTTTCTCATGAAGGCCGAGTTGATTTTGTTCGATACCTTCTCGAGCTCCGTCGCCTGCCACTGGACGGCTGCCATCATCGACTGATGGAGGCGAGGATGCGTTCGAGACACGTACGTTACCATTCGGTAGAGCCATCCGTCGGCCAGCCTTCTTCTTCCTTGGACGTGACGGACCGAGCCGTAATCTCAGATGTCATGTGCGTCTCGGAGCGTCCGACCACTCCGAGGTACGCCTGGGCAAGAGGCTTGAGAATATCGGCTCGGCCCTCCCACTCTAACAGCAACTCAGCGGTCTTCTCCGAACGAGCCGGTTCGGTACTCGCTCCGGCCGCGTCGAGGACGTCATACGCTGCGCCTGTCGCGTTCAGACTCCGGAGAGCGTACGAGAGCGCTAGTCCGGCGTCGGTAGATGTGTCGATAGGGTTAGCGTATCCGGCCGGACCGACCGCGTCGGCTTGCCCCATGTACTCCACGAGCAAAGCGTAGAGCATCGCGGCACGGTTCTCCATGAACTCGAGGACCTCTGCCTCGGTCGGAGTTGTCAGCTCGGTGTAGTCCCCCATCTGGGTGATCGCTTCGACCTGTGCCTCGGTGCAATACGCTTCGTCTGTGGTGGCCATGGGTTAGCCTCCGGTTCGAACGCGGACGGTCGCGCCCTTGCCCTTGTCCTTGTCTCTGTTCTTCTTCTTCTCCATCTCCGCTTCGGCAGCCGCGACCTTCGCTTTCTGCTCTGCGATGACGCTCTTCGGATCGGGCTGGATCTTCTTGACCACTTCCTTCTTCGCCTCGACGATGCCAGCTTCCTTCAGCTGGGCCATGACGGCGTGGGGGAGCTTCTTGATCTCGCGAACCTTGCCGCGTGTCCATACCCACGTGCCGGCGTGGACTTTGATCTCGGGTCCGGGGTAGACGAGCTTCATGGTGTCCTCTCTAGGAGGGGAGACGTTAGCCTCCCCTCCGTCGGTTGGCCTAGCTTGCGCTAGGAGTAGATCTGAGAAACGGCGGTTCGCCATTCGCCGTATCCAACGGTACCCCACCAGGTCACGGTGTAGTACATGTGTCCGGACTGGAAGTCCAACTGGTCAGAGAGCTGGACTCCCTGCGACTCCTGGACGATGAACGGCTTGCGCGGTCCGCCCTTCCAGAAGAGGCACTGCTGATCGCCCTGGGTGTCCCAGGGATTGACGCGAGTGGTGAACCGACCCATCATGTCGTTGGACAAGGGTCCGGTGTACAGCTCGTTGTTCTCCATCTGCTTCGAGACCGAGAGGTGGCTCGGCGGAACGAGCAGCGGGAAGTCCGCCTTGTTCTCTTCCGACGGGACGGTCGGATGACCGTACTCATCCTTGAAGCCGTAGAAGGCGTTGAACATCAAACGGAGTTGAACGATCATCTCCGTGTCCACCGGGACGGTCCCAGTGGCAGCGGCGGAGGTCAGGTCGTTGTCCTGGTTGGTCTGGTACTCGGCTCCCACGGTGACGTGATCATCGTCGTAGAAGTACTGCCCGTCTTCGCAGACGGTGGTGTCGCCACCGTCGTTGAGGATGGTCAGGAGGTACGGGATGAGCGCACGCGCCTTGGCACCGAGATTGCTGACCAAGGCACCGACCTCGTCCCACTGCTGGTACTTGATCAGTTCCTTGTCCACCTTGACGGTCGCTTCGTACGGCTTGTTGGTCAGCGCGTACTCGCGTTCGATGGCCGTCTTCGCATTCCGATCACCGCTCCAGACCTCAGGCATGGGTGCCGCTCCGAGACTGGTGTACGTGTCGGTCTTCTGCGTGGACGGACGGGTGACGTAGAGACCCTCGAAGGGATCCGACAACCCGTAGTAGCCGTTCCAGAAGCTCTGGACGGCGGTTTTCTGGAGGAGAGCTGAGCCGTAGGTCAGTGACATCGCAGCGCCTCCTCAGTCCCAGGTCCCGGTCAGACCGACCGAGAGAGATCCGGTGATACCGGTGAACATGACGAGCGTCTTACTCGCGGTGTAACGCATGATGCGTCCGACACGAATGTCTCCTGCGGCTTCGGTGATACCTTCACCGGAGTCGGCGTCGTCGATGTTGTCCGTCGGCGGAGTGTCAGCATCAAAGACGATGGTGTTTCCTTCGTCGCCCGCCGCGACTCCCGTGATGGCCGGGAACCATGCGGCTCCGAAGACCACGACTTCGACGAGGTCGCCAACGGCCGGAGTCTGCTTTTTGGGTGAGTACCCGATCGCCCGATCGCCCGCTCCCCACGTGACTTGGACACCACCAGCTGTGTCGATCCAGACGATCGCTCCACGGTAGTAAGTGTCAGCCGCGTTGGCTACGAACGGGAGGGTGATCTGCGGTCCCACACCGGAGACGTTGAGGTCTGCCGTGAGAACTCCCATTGATCAGTCCTTCTTCTTCGAAGCGAGCCACGCCTTCCGTGCCTCGACCTCGTCAGTGGCTCCGAGGAAGTCGACGGTCGTGTCAACGTTCCGCTCGGCCAGTTTCGCTTTCTCCTCGTCGGTGAGCGCGGCCTCGTCCGTCTCGTCCGGCGTCTCGTCGGTGCCGGACGCGGTGGCCTTGGGCTGCTTGACGGGAGCGGTGAGATCGACCAGCTCCTCCAGGTGGTTGAGACTCGCGAAGCCCTTCGCCTCGTACCAGGCGAGGGGGTCACTTTCTGCACCATCGAAGTACGCAGCGCTCATGCCACGCTCGACGGCCGACGCCGCGAGCTTGACGATGCTACCACGGAGGTCTTCATTCTTCGTCTCGGTGATGGACTCGGTCAGCTTGGCCACTTGCCGCTCGAGACCGTCCACCTTCCCTCGGAGCGTGGAGCCTTCGCCCTTGGCGCTCTGGAGTTGAGTCTTCAGCCCGTTGTGGTCGTCGGTGACCCGGTCGAGCTTGCCGAGCGTCTCGGAGAGCTTCGTGTTGAGCTCCGCGATGCGTCCTTCGCGCTTGCCGAGTTTCTCCGTCAGCTCCACGATGGTTCCCTCGTGGAGTTTGACATCGTTCTCCGCGTTCGCCAGTTTGACTTCCAAGTTCTCGTCTCCCACTGCGGGTACCTCCGTCGGCCTTTCCTCGGCCGCTTGAACTTCGAACTGCACGTAGGAACGAGATTGCTCCTCCGCATCCAGTCCGTTCTCTTCCGATGCTGCGATCTTGAACTGGGTATCGGTCGCGGGGTTGTTCGTGAAGATCCCGCCGGTCAGTACCCAGCCTTTGAGCTTCTTCGTGGGGGTCGTCGGGTTCTTGAGCGCTTCCATGCTGAACGCACGGTACGCTCGCTCCCGAACCACGAGAGACGCTCCGAAACGCGAGAGGTCCATCTTCGCTACGAGCGTCTCGCCTCGAAGCCGGACCGAGTCAACGAAGGCCATCTGCGGACCTCCCTTGTCACGCGAGTGGTCACCGAGTCCGTCGAAGCCAACCGTGACCGGCTTCGGCCACTCCTTGAAGTTGGCGACCATTTGTTTGAGCTCGGCGACGCCGACCTTGACTACGGTCTTGCTTTCGCTCGCCGTCTTGCTCAGGTCGAGGCGATCGGTCTTGACCATGACCGGTACCTCGACGATGGCAGAGCCGTCCTCTCGGCTCTCGAGAACGATAGCCGCGAACGGCTTCGCTGCGGACGCATCGATCATGACGGGACCATCCCTCCTGCGACTTTGATCAGCCGCTGTTCGTGGTTCTGGTAGGTGAACTGCATCGGTACCGGGATCCCCGCGCACGCACACATGAGCGCGCGAGGAACGAAGGACCATCCGACGAAGTATTTGACTTTGACTTCCATCTTCAGCTTGCACTGCTGGCATTCGTACGATAGCTTCGCCACGTCCTTCGGACCGGGCGGACGCTTGTGTACGGACCTAGGCTTTTCCAATTGAGACATAGAACCCCCTGCACCGATCGCCACCCTCACAGAGATTTGGAGGTGCGTACTTGTCGAAGTCTGCCGTACCGACCTGGGCTACGATCCCATCGAGGTCGGCGCACGTGTCGCAGTTGTCTCCGTCGAGAAGTTCGGAGCGTACCACGGAGTCGATACGCTTCTGCGCACCGGCTGTCAGGATCTCTGCGTTACGTCCTTGGTTGTAAGCAACGCTACTCGACTTGCGTCCGAGGTCCGCGACAGGCTTGTTGGAGAGCCCATCCATAAACGCTTCCATCTGTGCGGCCATCGCCTTCTTTCCGAGACCCTGTCTTTCGAGACGAATGAACTCGCCCAGAAATTCGCCTAACATGCGGTCCCAAAGCGTACCGACGTCCAGAGCGGCCAAGACTTCCATCCGGCTGTCGAACTTGGAGACGTACCGTTTAAGAGCCATTGCTAATCGCCTCAAGACGCTTCCGCACTTCGTCTGCTCCAGCGATCCGAAGCTTGATAGCGTCCCACAACGAGATCGTTGTTCGAATCTGAACCGTGACGACTGCGTTCGTTTTACTAGCCATCTTCCAGCCTCTCCAGTTCGTCGACCACATGGCCCATGCCTTGCTCGCCGACCGAGACGCATACCTTCTTGACGGCCTTGCGTGCGGCTCCAGCCCTCTTGTACGCGGACCGCCGTTGGCTATCCACGGATCGGGTCGTGAGCTTGCCCGACTTCAGACGCGACAGGAGGTCCTTCTTCATGTCGATGTTGATCCTGGTCAGCGTGACGGTGATGTCTTCCTCGCCAACGCGGAAGGACTTCGATACCTCTGCTAGGTCTACCGTCAAAGCCTCAAGCACGTTCGGGAAACCTGCCCCCATACTGGGAGCGGCCCTCCTGTACTGGCTTGAGCAGCGGTTCGAGGGACTTGCGGAACGCTTCCTTATCTGCAAGGGACGCTGCCTCCGTCGGCTGGTCTTCGTCGGGTTTGGATTCGGGAGGGGGTTCGGCTCCCGGCTCTTCGTCAGTCCCGGGTTCGGATCCGGGTGGACCTTCCTCGGGAGGCAGCGTCTCCTCTATGACCTCGTACACCTCTTCCGGCAACTCCAGACCGAAGCGTTGCTCACAGATCTGTCGTTGCGCTACCGGATGGTTGGGGATAAGCTTGGCGACCCAAGCCTTCGTGACCTCATCGTTGGTTCCGAAGTCCTCTTGCGCTGTGACGCTCGAGCAAACGAGCTCGGGGTACCGTTGAACGTTGGGGTAGTTCATGTCCACGAGCGACTCGATCAGCCCAGGCAGATTGGCCACGCCGTGCATCTCAAACTCGCAGACGGTGATCGCGGTTGCCGTGACGCTCTGTCCCTCGCCTCGTTGCTGCGTATCGCCCAGTGCTCGAGATCCGGAGTCGGTCTCGCCTAGCAGCTTGGACTTCGTGTCTGCCGCGTGGGCGATCTCTGCGTTCTCGGAGTCGACCAGCGTGGACATGCCACGCTCGACGTCGTTCTCTGCGCCAACGAACTTGACCTCGGGCCTCTTGCCATCCGTCCCCTCGGGGAAGATCCCGTACGCCTCGGCTTGGCTCGTGCCTCGAAGGCTCTTGACGTAGTTGACAAAGTCGTCCAACTGTTCGTCGGTCCATCCGGTCGGGTACGTGCCCATCGGAACAGGCGCTCCGGACTTCTGTGCCCAGATGGTAGCCCAGCGTTGGACCTTCTCTTTCCGGAACCAAGCGCCGTACATGGCTCGGAGCAGAGAGCGTCCGGCGTACCGAGCTCCCTTCAAGTCCCAGACGTACAGAGCCAGTTGCTGGACGTTGCCGACGAACGCGTCCGTCTTCTCGCGCGCATGCTGCTTGCCAGAAGCGTCCGAGAACGTTCGGTAGACGCCTTCGATGTTGTCTTCGTCGTCGATGATCCAAGGCTCGGACGGGTCGAGCGAGGTAGGCTCGATCCATTGGATGCGATCGAACACCCGCTTGGCTCCGACCGTTTTCGTGGTCAGGTTAAACAGCGCGAAGCCATCCCTCTGCATCTGCAGGATCTCAGGCAGACGCTGGGCCAGCCAACTGGTACCGCTCCAGTAGTCGCGTCCGTACGTCTCGCCCGACGTCCGAAGCAGATTGGCTTCAACGAGCTCCGCGATCTCGATGTCCTTGGGGTCATCCGTCGCCGGCTTGATTTCCCACTGGCCAGTGATCAGCGGAAGCGCATTCGACCGGAGCGATCCCTTGACATGCGGATCGTTCTCCATGACGTCGAGCGTCTTGAAAAGCTTGGGTCCCTTAAGAAGAGGATTAGCCTCGTACTCGAACTTGCCGTAGTTGAGCGTCGCGCCACTGGGAACTCCGGCAGACTTGGCACGCTCCGCAGCGAGCTTCATCATGAGGTCGTCGTTGCGTTCTGCCAGCGACTCGAGGCGTCCGCGACTCACAGGGAGGTACGCTGCAATCTTGTTTCGAATGCTCACTAGAACATCGCTCCCATGACCTCGTCCGGTTGATCCAGACTGTTAACAGTGACGCCGACGACTACGCGTCCGGGGAGTTGGACAGGGAACAACTCCACCATGCGGTAGCCGTCGGCGTCGCTGAAGTGCGTCAAGCTCTTGTCCCTCTTGTCGAAGTCACGCGTGCCTGGTTTGTACGCCACCTTCGCCAAGTCGTTCGCCAGCTTCTTGCATCGAGGATGCATCCGGTACCGGACCGTCCCGTCGGCCGTCCGGAGCATCGCGTTGTACGCATTGACACGGTCTTGAACGGGTGGGTTTCCTTTCGGTACCCGCATCTGGAAGGAAGGATAGTAACCACCGAGGACCGCTCGGATGATGTCGTAGTCCGTCTGGACGGCGGACGTCTTGCGTGCCCTACCGGATGCGTCGCCGAAGATGGTGACGTTCCAAGTGGGGTTCGGGTAGCGTCGGATGACCTCCTGGCATGCGGCTTGCGTTGTCGCTCCGCCAGGGATGACGATCTCATCCGTTGCCCATGCCTCACCTCCGTGTGCCGTCCCGATGATCCAGGCCATTGGGTCAACGTTGAAGTCGCAGCTGATATGCAAAGGAGACGCCGGGTCCAGCACGATCGAGGGGTCCACGTGGGTCGCGCGTTCGAAGGTATAGACCGGGAGCTCGTTCCAGTCTTCCCACTCGGCCTCGTACAAGCGGTTGAACTGGGAGCGAGACATACGTCCGGCCTCGTCCTCGATGAACGCCGTGTATACCCCTCGTTGACAGGTGGGTGCGTGCTGTCCCGACGTCCCAAGTTGGACCGGGACTGGCCGTCCGCTATCGCATTGGCATCCGTGCGCCTCTGCTCGGTCGCGCCATGTCCATCGGAATGCTTGAAAGCCTCTGTTACCCTCGTCCGCTTTCTCCCACAGCTTAGCAGCTGCGCCACCGACGGGACCGACGTTGCCGAACCATCGGTAGTGTCCGAAGCCGCACGTGATGGTCTCCGCTCTTCTGGAGGAGAGAGCGCTGTACGCTTCGGATGTGAGCTGGCCGAACTCATCGATGACGCCACCAGCGACGGTCGGACCGTACAAGCCTCCGGGACGTTCCCACGAACGGAACTCGATCATCGCTCCGTTGGTCAGCCAGATGGCTTGCGGACTGCTTTCCTTCTTCTTGGCTTGGATGTTGCCGACCGTCATCTGGTCGCACAAGCGGAACGCATGATCGGACTGGTTGTACGTCGGAGCTGCCCACCACCATGGCCAGGGGATCTTGCCTCCGTACCAGGCCATTGTCAGGATGCATCCGACTCCCGCGAACGTCTTACCGATCTGAGGTGCGCTGACGACAAGGCAGTCCCTAGTTCGGACCGTAAGGATCTTTTGCTGGTACGCCCTCAAAGGGGGAAGGCGCAAGACTTCCGTCCGCGAACTGGACTCGGTGGACGACGGTCTTGGTGGACTCGCCGTAGTGCTTGATGTCGAGCGCTTGCGGCGGACGACCGTAACCGTGTTCGAAGCATTTGACGAACGCTTCCGAGCGACCCGCACGGAGGTCGGCATCTAGCTTTTCCACGAACGCTTTCCAGCGCTCCGGATTGTCAACGAGGTCGCGCATGCGCTGACGTCCGCCGACTGCCTTGGCAGAGCGACGTCCGGACCCTTCGCGACGTCCGCCCCATGCGCGTTTTGGTTTGAGCTTGATCTTTCGGAGCATAGGTCCCCCTTCCACCAATCGGCGGACGGTCCCCTCTGTCGGGTCACTGTCGTTTTCTGTTAGGGTATCGCATCTCGCAAGCGGTTCCCGTTGAGCGAAACTAGCATCTCATCGCTCCCGAAGAACTCGCCTGCCACGGACGCGTCTGAGCTGGAGTGTAGCCGCGAGCTCGGGTCTCTGCAACACCTTTATAAGGCATGCGACCACCGTCGCGCTCTTCCAGTTGAGATCTGCCCACCAAAACCGTTCTAAAAGCAGCGGCACCTGCTCCACTGGCAGGACCGGCCGACGTCCGTACCGAATCAGAGTTACGTCCGACTGCTTCAATAGACGTCGTAACGTCCACGAACTGAACCCCATTGCATTTGAAATCGCTTTCATCCCTACCAGTACGTCCGGACCTAACCAGGGTGGGACTCTGTCCCTCCCTCTACTCTTGCGCACTTTTACTAGAACTCCTAGCTCCACCATCTGTATCTCCCTGCGTCAATGGGGCTTTACAGCTTCGCTAATCCTGGAATCCAAGTTCCCGGGGGGCACCCCCCCTTGCCTTTCTTTCTTACTGAAAAAAAAACGTGGGTCACGTTAGGTAAAAGAGGGGGGGCCTCCCCCCGGGGATTTGGATTCTGGCTTTTTCGGTTTTGAACTGTACCTACCTGCAGGCATATATACCGATAACGACTGAAAGTCATAGCGTAAAGTGCAGCGTTTAGTAGACGCGCCAGACTGCAGTTGGTCTTTGACGGCTCCAACGCAACAATATGCTCAGCGTCAGACCGACGTTGCCCTTGGTCGGCTTGTACCGTCCGCCCGATGCAGGCTTCGAACCGAGCTCCAATGCGCACTGCTTGAGACAAGCGCTCGTTGAACCCGCAACCATGCGGTCCATGGTTATAAAGTTGAACCAACGCTTGTATCCGATGGGTACGCTCATCTCTGCGTCGCGCTTACCCTTCCCTACCTGGCAGAGCGTTCCATCCAATCGGTGTAATGAAATCCTAATGGGCACGGTACTCTCCGTGGGGAGCCGACCCCTCGGCCGACTCCCCGATTGATCAGGCTGGGTTACACGTAACGAACGCGACCGCGCCGTTGTCCTTGCAGTGACCAGAGCAGGTGGACTCTCCATTGCCGTGGTCCGTGATCTCGCTGTCCTTGCGTCCGCCATGGCCAGCCGACTCGCAGAGCTCGTCAACCTTCTTTTCGCACTCCTGCTTGCTGTCGCAGGCGGCGTTGGTGTAGATCGACGGGGGAGCGATGGTCCCTTGCAGACGTCCGCCAACCGTCCGTGTTACCACGCCTTCGCGTCGGCCGTGCAAGACCATCCGTTTCCCGACGCGGTCGAACCACGCTCGCTTGGCCTCGTACTCCTGCCAACGGACCGCGTCAACGTCTGTCTCGTCGATCAGCGGTGCCGGCCTCAACGGTTCGTCCGCTCGCGCGACGCTCCCGATCATTACCAGAATGATCAGCGCTGCGAGCACGCCAAGCATGATACCGAATCCCCGTTTCGTCATTCGCCTTCCTCCTCTTCAACCCAGGCACGAAGTGTGTCCGGGACTGGTTACCTTTTCAGCTTTACAGTGACAACGCGTCGCTGTTTTTTTCGTCGTAGACCTCTCTCTTCCTCCGAGACGCGGACCTCGTGTTCCTTGCCGCAGTAAATGCAGACTCGGAACGGGCATCCGGCGTCCCAGGTCCCGTACCATCCCTTGGAACAGTGCGGGCACTTGCACCATCCCCCTCGGAACAGCTTCTTACTCCGTCGGCTCATCGTCGGCCACCTCCGCGATTTCGTCTAGCAGTGCGTAAATCTCATCGGTTGGTTCGCACGCATCCCGCAGATCACCAGCGTGCATCAAAAGAAACGGCGCCGCCCGCCGCAGGAGGGCGCAGAGGGCAGCATTCTCACCGCTCAACCGGCCATCATCGTCGCATTGCCGTTGAAGGTCGTTGCGCTCGTTGCGGGCTCCGTCGCGCTGTTCCCGCAACCGCTTGATCTCCTCCACGATGTCGCGCTTGTCGGTCATGGCTTCTCCAACTCGGCGCGGAGGGCGGTGGCTGTGTCACTCAACAGGAGCGCGTTGTGCGGGTTGTCCCTGTTGGTGTTCAGATACGCCTTCGCCTTCTCCCGCACCCGCCGCAGCTTCCCCTCGGCGGCTTCGGCGGCATGATGCCGCTTTGCTAGTAGTTCCAACGCCTCTTCCTTGGCGCGGCGTTCGCGGGAACATTCATCAAACATCTGCCGCACCTTCCCACGAAGCATGGCGAACTCTGTCGTGGTTGGCTTATCGGTAGTCAACACGCCCATCTCTGACCGGCGCACGCCATCGTCGCGCTGCTGGGTGACCTCCGCCAGCCGCTCCCGCAGCGTGGCAATCTCCCCGTCCCTCTCGCAAAGCTCACAGCTACGCGCTAGCTGGCCGTGAGTGCATTGGTTGCTCATGTCTTCTCCAGTGCTTCCACGAGATGTCGATATAACCCAGTCACTCGCAGCAGCCACCGCGCTACCCGGTGGTCGTAGCCTTGCCGCCTAACCTCCATCGCAAGCCAGACGGCGCGGCGTTGCTGGCGGGTCATAGCCTGCTTCTGTTCCCTGGTCATGTCTTCCTCCTTCGCCGGATCCGGACGATCGCGTTACGCTTTCGTTCGGCAGCGTTGTCATAGATTCCGCTCTCCTCGCAGCATGTCCGCATGTACGCTCCGAGCGTCCAACGGAAGCTGTTCCCCTTGCCACCGCGTTGGACAACTTGGAGGGAGTTCAAGTCGCCAAGCACACGCGACACCGTCGTCGGGGGGAAACGCGTCTTGGCAGCGATGGCGTTGGTCTTGACGTCGTCGTCGATGTCGTCGCACTCGGTCCAGAGCGTCCGGACCATAGTCTCCTCCCTCTGCGGGACCGTGTCTAGCACCGTCTTCTTCAGGAGCGCATACTCCGGCTCACCGACCGACGTCTTTCCCTCCAGGATGGCGAGCGACTGGCCGAGCTTCTTTAGCTGGATACCGAGTCGGCCTCCGACCTCCGAGAACGGCTTGTTGAGCATGAGCTCGTTTCGGTACTTGTCCCTGCTGACGCTCCCGCGAAGGCGACTACCGAACATGGCCAACGCCGATATCCGGACGGCCATCTCCGTGCTCATCGTTGGGAGCTCCTCCGGGATGGCCTTGGCTAGGAACCGTCCGCAGACGTCCTTGAGTTCCTCGCGCATGGACACGGACGAACCGACGTTGCCCATGGCGCGGAGGATGATGTCCCGCTCCCCCGTGTGCTGAATGAAATCCCCGATGCAGAACTTGAGGAACCGTTCGCCCAGGCTCTTGTGTCGCTCGGTCACCTCATAGATGGCTGGCGTCGTGCCGGCCAGGATAGAGAACCGAGCGTCGTAGACGCGTTCAATGCCCGTCCCGAAGTACTTACCGCAATGGCCGTCGTACGCATCGCGTAAGATCCCGAAGAGCTCATCGACGACCGCGTCCTGACACGACACGATGCTCGTCATGTCCTTGATCAGAAGCGTGAGGCCGTCCAGCTTGGCCATCAGACTCGGGTCCTGGCCTCCCGGAGCCGTCGCTCCGCTGATGAGGCTGTGCGTGGTGAGCGACGAGATCATGTACGTCTTGGCTGCGCCCGAGGCCGCGTTGATGAGCTCGGTCTTGCATCCGCCCGGAGGCGCGACCAGGAACATCCAGACTGGGTCGCCTTCGATCTGGTTGGAGATGATGGTGGCCAGCGAGATCTTGACCGCGTTGATGTCTGGCATGTGGAGCCACTTGCGGAAGGCCGTCTCGACGTCCTCCCACTTGGCCAGCTTGACCTTGCGTCGCTTGCCTTTGGGTCTGACCTTCTTGTCTTCGACCGCTTCGCGTTGGCCGATACGCGTCCCGTCTTGCAAGAGCGACTTCATTACCTTGAAGCACTTGGCCGGGTTGCCGCGTTCGATAGCGCCTTTGATAACCCAGTCGCGAACGTCGAACCCCTCGGGCAGTTCGTCCGGCCAATGCGTGTACCGGATTCGCTTCGGGTAGGAGCCTACTCGCTTGCGAAAGAACTCCTCTCCCTGCTCTCCCGGACCGTCGTGGTCGTAGAGGACGACAACGTCCCACCCCTTGAACCACGGTCCCCAGGCCTTCTTGAACGCGGACGCGCCTGGTGCGGCTACCACGGCGTCGTGCTTGTCGAGCTTGTCTAGGAGCCAGCGCAACGCGATGGCGTCCCACTCCCCCTCGCAGATGTAGACGGTGCCCGGACTCCCGGCCAACGCCTCGGCTCCCCACAATCCTGGAGAAAAACCCTTCGTGTGATACAGACGCTTCCCCAGTCGAAACAGACGGACGTTCTCGAGAGCGCCCTCTCGGTCCCGGATGGGCAGCGTGTAGTTGAGGCCGTCGAAGCCGAGGCCGATGTCTTGGAACGCAAGACGCGGTAGCTTGCGGTCGCGGACCAAAGCTTTCAGATCGACGTCCTGCATCTCCTCCTCGTTCTGCTCTGCTTTGAGCTCGAGGAACTTGAGCGTGTTCCCGCTGAGTCCAGCCGTCTTGGAGTCCCAGAGGCCCGTCCGACTGTTGACGTAGAACTTGCGAGGCTTGTCCGTGAAAGGGCACGTCGCTATCGCTTGCGTCCCGGACGTGTCCGAGAAATCTACGCCATGCTGCTCAAAGGGCCGCAGTACTGGATTGCTTTCCACTCGTCTCCCCCTCCGGTTTTTCCAGTTCGACTATCCGCTTCTCCATGTCCTCGAGCGTCCCGCGTTGAATCCGAAGGTACGACACGATGTGCAGCATCTCTCGCTTGGACAGTGCCCTCGCCTCGGTCTTCTTCCTGGTGACACGAACGGTCCGGCAGATTTCCTTCGCCAGACTCTCGGAGCTGATCGTCTTGCTCATGCTACTTTCCTTCCCTCCAATAGGTGCCGACGGACGATCTTAACATCGACCGGGAGTGGCACTGGAATTCCCAAGTGGCTACTGTCCCTCTGCATCTCTCTCGTCACGTCATTGATCAACCGCATCGAATGGTACTCGATGGGCAGATCTACAAACAGTTCGTCGTGGACGGTCGCGGAGAGCCACGTCCCGTCCCAGCGTTCGCGGAGCATAGCGTCGGTCCGGTTGAACGCTCGCTTCATCACGTCGGCCGCTGTCCCTTGGATGTTCCAATTGACAGCCTTGTACGCGTAGTTCGTATCGATCGGGTACTCCCTCCCGAAGCCGTTGATCAA